CAACAAACGTGTCAACCATCTTTTCCTGAAAATCATAGAGATTGAATGAAACCAGACCCCTATCTACATTTACAATCTTAACATGTTTTTCTACAAAATACTTCGCATCTTTTGTACATTTAACATATTCTTCGATTTGCTCTTTGGTGAAATCAATTTGAACCCCTGGAGCTTTTAGGAGAGGATTCCCGAGATATGTTTCAGCCATCTATGACTTTCCTCGGGTTGATTATTTTTTGAAGATCGGCTGTACTGCCGACAAACAAGTTATTAGTCACCTTGTTTGGACCGCTATCCTCCTCTTTTTCTATATCTTTTTTCTTCTTTTGTAAGTTAAGAAGATTCAAATTAGCATCACTGAGCGTCTTAATAAGTGTGCTGACAACTTCGTATGCGCGTGGATGTTGACTTGCATTTGCAACATCACACAGCTCTTCTAAAGCCTTTGATCCTTTACCAATAGCATCATGAAGGTTTTCGCGAGCGAACTCATAGTCATTATTTTTTATAACAACCGGAACCTGTTCGTCTGCGATTTGCTGCTCGACTGGAAGGTTAAGCATTTCTTCTAAATTTTTTTCAAGTTGAGTTTTCATTATTCATCGTTCCCTGTTCTAGGATTATAATCCAATCCATCAGTAAAGAAGAACGTATTAGTGGCGAATCCAAAGTTACTATTCGCGCTGATTAGTGAGCGATCTATAGATGCAGATGAGTTAGCGGTTGGTGAACCATTAGCCAACTGGCCAGGAACCACAACGATACGACTTGAGCGACCTGTTTGCTCAATATCTGTCGAGTCAATCCTACCTGCGCCATTCGCAGCTGCTAAATCAACCTGAACACGTGTGATAAGACCAGAACTACGAACTGGTCCATAAAAGTAACCTTTGATCATAAAGTTTAGTGTGTATATGAGAGCACGACGCGAAACGAAGTCACCCTCATATGCATCCTCAACTGCAACATCCTGCAATATAGTTGGAACATCCATTTTGATATTCATTGAGGGTATAAGATTGACGGTATTAGTCCACTCTGGTCCAAAAAACGGTAAAATTTGTTCTAAGATTTGCGCACCATCGTCTGCGTTTAGCACAAAAATAGATAATTGTACACCAATATTATAAGGCACAGGCGTGAACTGATAGTTCTTTACTGTGTCATCTGAAGATGAAACCGCAGCATTCTTTATAGTTTGCTGAAGCCTTCGAGTCGGGTCATATGTATAGCTAACAACTTCGAAACCCATTCGGGGCAACTGTAATGCTACTTCTCGATCTAAATTTGGATCTTGGCTGATACGAACCAAAAACTTTTCCTTCGGTCCATATGCAATCGGTACAGCAATAGACTGTATGACTGTGCCTGAGTTATTCAGCCGCTGTACGACAATGTCGTTGAACATGTTGCCGAACATGACAACATATTTACGAATAGATTGGTTATAAAATTGAGAACCAAACATTAGTACCTATCGACCTCCGAAAATGGATTAGATTCACTGAAGTCAATGTAATCAAACGATTTTTGCGTGAAGAATTCGTTATTCGCTGCGTTATCCGTAGTTTCGAGCCTGTATTCCTGTACGATATAATCGCCATCTTGACCAGTTAGCGTATCGCCGTTTTCTAATGTAAACTGATACATCAACTGATCTGCAGAGTAATTCAACTCGAGTGTATCTATAGCAGTATTGCCAGTGTCCAGCTGTTGACTGCTGTACTGGAACAACTCACAGGTCAGATCATATGTATAAAGTTTGCCATGAGGGTAGAATATTTCTTCATGCTCTACGAACTTGATTTCATAGAGCTTTTCATTGAGAGGGAAGAAAATAAGGTCGCCTTCATTCGGTCTGCTAGATGTGATAGAATACCCATTCGCTGAGCCTGTTTCCAAAACCAATGAATGTGAATTAGCATATGCGCCAGTATTCGCGGTTTCTATCTGATAATTGAATCCAACTTCGTCAACAACTTTTTCTGTAGAAACTTGATCCCACCGTTTTCGAGCCATCGTGAAGGTCACTTGATCTCGTATATCTAAACCAAACTTAGAAAGAAAATCTCCTTCTCCCTCGAAGCCAGTCGTATTTTTAATATACATTTCAAGATCAACTGCGGTTTCAAACTTTGATAGAATATCCTCGCCAAATAAGTCATCCTCTTTGACAAGCGTGCGTGGCATATACTTGACATCCTGACCGTAAATTTTGATCGACTCAACAATCAAATCGTCTTGGGTGTCTTGCTCGCGCCCGTATGTGAAATTGCTGAAATACTTATTTGTGGTCATCTATCACCCAATCATATCCATGACAGGCAAGCTATGAGTGCTATTCAGTTCTTCCTCAATTTTAGCGATTTCGGCGTCTGCCTCTTCCCATATTTTTTGACCATTGAACTGTATACCGCCTGGAAGTTGCATACCTTCAAATTTCTTGAGATTTTCACCCCATTGCCGTTTGATTAAAACAGTAGCATACCTCTTGAGCCAAGGGTCATTCCACACATCGGCATATACTTCTGGGTCCATAGTTTTATAACCATCAATGATCAAAAACTCACCCAGTGCTATATCATCGGTCCAGTTCATATCGATATGTAACTGATCTTTATGCCTGTTGAATCTGATTGGTTTAGATCCTACAAATATTTCTTCGAGAGTTTCGACATGTCGCATAGCCATCACATAACTCACATAAGAGCTGCTTGAAAAGTCAAACAAATCATTTAAGTGAATCTGATAGCGGATATTGAAAAGATTTGAAGCATTAATAGCATCACCAATATCCAATACACGTGTAACACCAACAACATCCTCATCAAGAGTGATGTATTTGTTATCCTTATCTGTTTGTGTGACCTCATGCGATATCAGAACACGCTCGGTTCCGTCATAGTGATAATCGCGGAACTTGGCAAGAGCATCGTCTATACGATCTTGAGTTTGCTCCTCGTCCACATTGATATCAATAACAGGTGATCCTAGTCGACGAAGGCAATAATCTTTGAACGTGCTTCTTGTAGTAGGAATAGCCATTCGAGCCTCCGAAAGTTAATTCTGAGGCTATTTATAATCTTAGACTGTTAGATATTTGTAGTATGGGTGGATTGCTAAGAAGTCATAACTATCAGTCGAGGTTTCTGTCCAGCCTGGATATTTTGGGTGACCGTCGACATACCAAGCACCGTCTGCTTCCGTACCACAATATGAGGCATTATTCGCCTGATGAAATGATTTTTCAATAGCGATCACGTCGTTATTAGCGGTTCCACCTGAAACATATGACTTTCGTACTGAGTTCCAAGGATCTGTGATAAGGTCATATACACCCGAAGGTAAATCTTGAACTGCGTGTATCGAGCCAAGATTTGCATCGAGTAATGGGCAAACGAGCTGAGTGGAACCGAAACTATATTCATCCGCGAATAATTTTGCAGCTGCTTTTCGACGTTGGATATGATCTACGTCAAAATCTTCCGCAGTATGATATAACGCAACTTTATCGAATGTTCCCTCTGATGCTTTATGAATCAATTCTAAATCGGGGGAACCACACCAGTTGGGTGTAAAATTACCCAGCGTTAAAACTGTGTATGTGAATGATGCGACATTATCATTTAACCAAGTTGCTATAGCTTGAGCAGCATTTTTCTTCGCTGTATTTACGCCCACAGCGTAGTTTTCATTGTACGCTCTTTTGGGAAGGTGTAGATAATAACAAGTGACAGTGTCTCCACCCGAAAGCAACTTCCAAAGGTTATAAGTCGATTTGAGGTTTGGTTTTAAATGTGTTGCTACAGTTGCCATGGTCGATCCTATGAAGTTTTGACTGCTGCGTTTGCGAAGTTAGCTGGAAACCCACTAACTGTCAACGAATATTCATTGTTCGCAACTTTATGATTTCCAGACTCATAATAAATACTTTCATATATGCAAATAGGGAAAGTCAGCGAATTGTTAGAATAAAAAGATTTAATTGTGGCCAACGAGGTGTTCGCACTAAGATCTGAAGGCAGAGCCGCCCTACCATTATATGTAAATTTTATGTTGTTGTTGCTCAAGTAATTATACACCTTCTGACCTTCCATAGATCCACGTCTATCGTGAAAGCGTATATTTTGATATTTGATCGCAGCCATATTGGTCTCCGTTGTCTATTCTTCACATATTTATATCATTTCAGAAGCACATGATCGAAATCGATAGCATTTCTTTGAGAAAAGGTTGTTGCATCATTGAACTGGCTTTCTCTTCTAGTTTCACCCCAAATGAGTTCTTTTTTTGTACAAGAAACATTAACCTCTTCCCCTCTCACATAAAATGAAAATTCCACTCGCGCATCTAAATCAATATCCTCAGCAAACCAATTTGCCCAATTCTTTGGTTCACACAATTTATTTTCTATACAATGATAAACGTACTCGCTCCAGCACTCGTTATAACACATTCCACATCTATCTATCGTTCCGTTTTCTAGTTGTATTGCATGAACACAGAGGACCATATCATCCCTGTTTATCCCCGAAGGTATTTCTATTTGCCTTTGCATTTTGTTTGCATGATATTCTTCGACTATTGGTTGTTGATATGTTGCGCTTACATTATGATTTAAATTTTCTCTAAAAATTTTATACACGTTGACCCACTGTGATTGTTTAGGGTCGTTTCTGTCGGCAGTGTTCCATTTTATGTCGACTGTTCTTGGTCCATTTCCTGTAACCACTCTATCCGCAATTCCCTCGTTCGCATAGATCGAACCGAGATATGCAAGGTATTGAGGTTCATAGGGATTATCCATATTAAATTTTTCAGGCAAAAATTTTGCAATTTTTATTTTAAACTCAAAATCTCTACAATTCGACTTGAACCATTTGATTAATTTCGTAACTTTTTGTTTGGTATAAATGCTCTGAATCAAATTATATTTTCCAACATGTTTATCCATATATGTTGGATCAACGTAAACTGCAGTCACTTCATCTTTTGTTGTCGTTAATAATTTATGCAAAAGCCAAACTGAATCGATTCCACCAGAAAAAAATAACAAGGTTTTCATACTTACAAATCCTGATATGCTAAATGTCTTTCCTCGACATTAGTTTCGGAACAATAGTATTTACCATATTTTCCTTGCTTCTGTATCTCGTCGTCTATTTGTTCAGCAGTAAATCCTTTTGCCTTCATCTTGCGATAAAGTTTTTTCAATTTACATTTATTACAAACTCCACAATCACATACATAAACAATAGACTTGAGTTCATCGGGAAGATTTTCCCATATTTCCCACCTGCCTATGGGTCGTGATTTCCTATTCATAAGGATCCAATCGATAGGTCCATCCCACGTATCCCTTAATGTATAGTGTGGTGTGTATGCATATGGCATATCTTTCTCATAAAATTTTTCAATCGGATCATCAGTCTGAAAAAACCAATTAGACTGGCTCCAATTGTATGTGTTGTGTCCTGTTATCATCAGATCACATTTATGATAGTTTGCCATCAAACCAAAGTTGTGCTCCATGTTCGATAACATCTGATCACCATAAACTTGTTTCTCATACTCTGCATATCCGAAATCAAAGTCTCTAACATTTGATTTCAGCCAAGCATGAACGTGTCTCACTCTTTCCATATCTTCTGTTGTCGCATCACACCTCATAATCCTAGCAACAACCTCGCCATCATAATCAGATAGAACTCTATACAAAAGATATGAACTATCCGCACCACTACTGGCAGGAACAAATATTTTCATTTACTTCACCTCGTCAAAATAACCCCATGCATCTTTCGTTCTAAAAAATAAATTATTTACAGCTTTCGCTTCCTCTGTATTCATATAATTTTCCATCGCCTTCTCTGGGCTGGAACCGTTTTTCAGTTGGCGTCGGATAGTCTTATTTCTAAAACATTTATGACATAACCCACACTCAATGAAACCGCCCTTGTCGTCTGTCGTTGCAAAATTACAGGAAATGGCGAGATGCCTCATTTCTTTCGGAAGTTCCATCATCAGGTGAGCTGTATTTTTATTCCACTCAGCTAAAGGAAATCTGAGAGAACCTCTCGTTGTTAATGAGTCGAACTCTTTTTTCATAACACCTGTTCTCGTTGCTATAACCGACAGCCCAGAAGAACCATGAACAACCTCATCATACAATCCTTCATTAATCATCTTTGCTGTAATTCGAATAAACTGTTTCCCATGATCACATTTATGATCCATTTTTTTGACAAAATGCGTTTTGAACTTATGATCGCGTAGATTTTCTTTCATCCATTTATGTGATATGAGTGCTGTGTATTTCTGAAATGGATTGATGTAAGACTCGACCTCTTTTTGCTTTCGTAGTAAAGACATGTCCATGAAAAATAGTGTCACGTCATTGTTTGTTTCTGTGAGATATTTCCAAGCAATATACAGAGAATCATATCCAGAACTGAATGCTATAACTGATTTCATATCATTTCACCTCATCAAAATAACCCCAACGGTCCTTTGACTCAAAAAATGAACCATTTACAGCTTTTGCTTTTTCTGTATTCATATAATTTTTCCACGCCTCCTCTGGGCTGGAGCCGTTTTTCAGTTGGTCTCCGAGAGTTTTATTTCTAAAACATTTGTGGCAAGATCCACACTCAATGAAATCACCATTATCATCTGTCGTTGCAAAATTACAGGAAATCACAAGATGTCTCATTTCTTTTGGGAGTTCTACCATTAGATTAGCTGTATTTTTATTCCACTCCCACTCAGCTAAAGGAAGTCTGAGAGAGCCTCTCGTTGCTAGTGAGTCGAACTCTTTTTTTATAACATCTGTTCTCGTTACGTTAGCAGCCTGTTCAACATTTCGATAAGCATTACCGTATGAACCATGAACAACCTCATCATACAATCCCTCATTAATCATTTTCGTTGTGATTCGAATAAACTGTTTTGTATGATCACATTTATGATCCATTTTTCTTATGACTCGAGTTTCGAACTTATGATCGCGTAGATTTTCTTTCATCCATTTATGTGATCGAATAGAGGTGTACTTCTGAAATATATTGATATATGACTCAACCTCTTGTTGCTCTTGTAATAAAGACATGTCCATAAAAAATAATGTCACATCGTTATTTGTTTCTGTAAGATACTTCCAAGCAATATACAGAGAGTCGTAACCAGAACTGAATGCAATTATAGATCTCACCGATAAACACCTCCGGATGCTTCTAATCCGAGAAACCGATTTGCTTGTGCCCTAAACCCAGCTCGCTTATTTGGTAATTGTAATTTTCGTTTTTCAAGATAATCTTTGATAAAGTGTTTGTGTCTTTTATTTTTCAATTCTGGCTTCAACCATAAAAATTCTTGAATCAGGCGTTTATCTAAAAAACAGTTTCTCCCCTCTACACCGTGGTATAAAAAACTTGTTTCCCAGTTGTCACATATTTTTCTCACGTTGTTTTCTTCAAAGTGAAACCAAGGAAAAATCGTAGTTAGGTCTTCGGGGAATTTTTTGAACTGATTTTTAGTTCTCGGAGAGTTTCTGATCTCTTCGAAATTTTCAGAAATGATCCTCGGTTTATTTCTATAGTTTTCACAAACCCCATCAGCCTCGTTTCCGGAAAGAATTACACGACACCCAAGTGCTCTCACATATTTTGCAACGGATTTATATAGTGTTTCCTCGGGTGGCATCTCTTCTATTTTAAGCTCTATAAAATCATGTATGCTACAATATTCAACAACTTGATTCAATGATAAACTATCTTCGACGCCACCGAAATTCAAATGTATTATTTTCGTAGGAAGATTGTGGTCTTGTAAACAAACTGCTATTGCACTGCTATCAACACCGCCACTTAATAATAAAACAGATTTTTCGTGCCATCTCGAAACTATCGTATTTTCTAATCCAACAGTAATATCATCAAGATTGTCTTTATGCTGATTTAAATCCCATTCATATATTTTCCCGAGGTCGTGAAGCTCATTGTCCTTCCATTTGTATTTTCTATTGTGCAACAAACGTGTACTATCTTTGCTAGGAAGTGTGCTGAAACACCAGCTCGGTGAATAGTAAAGTTGCCGAGTTGACCAAGGGTCTGTGTAGAAGTCTATTTGAAATTTTTGCGCATGATTGTTAATTATAATAATCAGAAATTCACCCTCAATGTGTTCTATAAACTGATCGCCGTATTTCCGATGAAGTTTAGTAATGAAATGAAGTTCACTAAGGCAGTTTTCTCTGTCCCAGTTATAAACCTCGCCCATCAAAAAATAATGAATTCCCGCCGAAGCAAAAGGCTGAGTTGTCATTTCTCCTGTCAAATGTAGTAAGTTATGAACTACAGTGCATTCATCATAATGTGACACTCGGGTGAAGTCTGGTCCACCCCGTTTGGAAACTTCTAAAAGGTGCTTATGTTCATCGATATCACTTGCAATAACAAAAGTACACATCTATGATTTCATTCAAATATAATAATCATCTAATCTGTCTAAGTATTTACTGGTGCCAACTCCACTCCACCTTTGGTAAGAATTAGATGAGGGAGTTGTATTCGCAAGGTATCCTGCGCTGTTTGCAGAAATACCAAACGTGCTGGATGAAAGATCGATTTCGCGGCGAACCTGATTATTAATAAGATCAAATTTCTTAATAGAAACATTTGCCGAAACACCATCTTTATAAAATGAAAACGTGACGGTTGGGTTGCTATCTAAATCTGAAACAAACCAAGTTGCGAAATTGTCCGCAGTTGTTAGTTTACGATCCACTGCATCAAGCGCGAAAGCACGCCATGCCTCTTTATGACATTTCTTACAAGTTGCAAACTCACCATTTGCCTGTTGCTGAGGATGAATACATGCTGCTATCAAATTATACAGCCCCGAAGGAAGCGCATTGATTCTTTGAACTATATTAACACCATTAG